CACGGGGACCGGTGGCGGTCGCTGCCGGTCGAGGTGCTGCGCGGCGAGCTGTTGATGGAGGCGGTTGACGTGATCGGGTGGTCTGCGCTGTTGTACGAGCGGTTGCGGGAGGCTGGCGAGCTGACACCGGTTGAGCGGCGCCGGCTGCGGGCTTTGTGCGGTTTGGCGTGCCAGATGTTTGTGCTTGGGGCGGCCACGGTACAGGATGGCGCGCGGCCATCAGCGTGAACGCGCGCTTGCCGCGAGGCTGCGTGCGGATGGGTGGGTGGTTGTGCGGGCGACGGGGTCGCTTGGGTGCGCTGATTTGGTGGCGTTGAGGGCTGGTTGTGTGCCGCGGCTGATTGAGGTCAAGTCGACCGCCCAGTCGCCGTATGAGCGGTTTGGGCCGCGGGAGCGGGAGGAGCTTAGGGAGGCGGCTGCGCGGGCTGGGGCGGAGGCGTGGCTTGTGTGGTGGCCGCCGCGGCGGGGGCCGGTGTGGCTTGGGGTTACCGACTGGCCGCGGTCGTAGGCTTGTGTGCGCAGGGTTGAGCGCCGCGGGTGGCTCCCGGCTTGCTGGCAGCTCCCCTGCACTCTTTTTGCGTCGAGGGTGTGCGCTAAAGTACGCGCATGGACGTGGATAGCGTCGCGCAGAGCGCTGTGCAGCACGCCCAGCTTGTGGGGCGGGTGTGCGAACAGCTGCCACGGGATCTAAAGGTGGAGTTTGGTGCGGGGGAGCGCACCGACGAGGACACGGTGAGGCTTGCGCGCACGGTCAGTGTGATCGTGTGCGAGGCGGAGCGGGTGCGGATAGAGATGCTTGCTGAACAGATGGCGCGCATGTTCGCGGCCGAGGGGCGGGCTGGTGTGGTGGCGCGCACGGTTATGCGCACGGGCGAGCTGGTGGCGCACGTCGGGGACGTGATCTACCGGTTTGGGCGGCGGCTCGCCGGGCTTGGGGAGGGGTGGTAGCGGTGCCGAGCTTGCCGGCAGCGGTGCTGGTGGTTGTGGCGGTGGTGTGGGTGCTGGCGACGCTGTGCGCGCTCGCGTTGGCGCGCGCCGCGGCGGTGGGAGACGAGCTAGCTAGGCGCTTTTGTGGGCGCGACGCTGGCGACCTTTAGCGGCGAGCTGCGCGAAGCGTTTGGCGCCATACTTGCGCCGCCCGATGTAGGCGGCGAGGGCGCGCGGGTTGCGGGCGCCGCGCGCTGCGAGCGCCTTGGTTAGCGCCTGGAACCGCTCGCCGGAGCCGAGCGGCGCGGTTTTGCGGGTGCGCTCGTAGATCTTGCGGGCGAGCTCCGCTTTGGCTTTGGTCTTGCGCTTAGACACCGCGGGCCCTCCGCGCAGCCGCGTTGAACAGGTCGATGCGGGCGCGCATCTGCTGCGGTTGCGCGACGCGCGGCTGTGCGGGGCGCATGCGCCGCCGCCCCATCTGTTTGGTGAGCGAGGAGAGGGTGGGCGCGTCGCGCATGATGCGCCCGAGCATCGCGAGCGAGAGCGCCCGGACGAGTTCTTTGTTTGCAGCCATGTGGCGATTCTATGCGCGACGGTGGCGGAAATAGAGCGGGGCGGCCATTTCGGCCGCCCCGCGGCGCACGAACGAAAGGAGGCGTAGCGTGGGCTTTGCAGCGATGACGCTACGCGATTGGGACTGTATCAGAAGTAGTCGTCGTTTGCAACCGCCGCCGGTTGTGGCTGGTCGGCCGGTTGCTGGGTCGGGGAGGGAGCTGCCTGCACGGGGTTGGCGGGCACGAGGTACCACTCGCGCTGACCGTCGTCACGCCGCTGCACGTAGATGTGGGTGTGGTGGGGCCACACCTTGGCGACGCGGCGCTGGAGTGTGACGGCGACGGTGCGCGCCCGCTGGTAGGTGTCGTATGCTTCGCCGTCGGTGACGGCCGCTCCCGACTTGAGCGTTTCAACCGCGTACGCGACGTCGTTGTCGTCGAACCGCGGTTTGCGTCCCGTTGGGCGGGATAGATCCAGTGTGCTTACGTCGACCTTTTTTAGTGCCATGCGGCTAGCATACCATACATGACGAGCGAACGGCAGCCGGACAAGGTGGATCCAGCGACACGTGACCGTGCGCTGCTGGTGCTAGCAGCATGCGGCGGGTCGCCATCGCGCGCAAGCAAGATGCTGCGCGAGGAGGGGATCGACATTTCGCCGCAGACGTTGCGCGCATGGCGCGAACGCAAATATGCGGAGCGGTACATGGAGCTGATGCAGCAGCACGCTCCGCAGATCGAGGCGATGATGGTGACGACGTTGCGGGAGTCGGTGCTGCGCGGCGCCCAGGTGTATGTTGGTGTGGTCGCCGAGCTGGAGCAAAAGCTGTTGTCTGGCGAGCTGGCGGAGGCGTCGCCGCAGCAGCTGGCGCGTATGCTGGCCGACTTGTCGCGCGCGACGGCGGGCAGCCTCGACCGGATGTTGACGCTGACCGGGCGGCCGCAGTCGATTACCGAGCGACGTTCGATCGACGAGCTGTTGCGGCGCGAGGATGTGCGCCGCTGGCTTGCGCACTATCTGGGGCAGCAGGGCACGGCGGAGGAGCTACCCGCCGGTGACGCTCCACTCGACGCGCATGGCGATGCGGCCGTCGAGGGCGTCGACGAGAGCGAGGAGGCGGTGTAGCTGCTGTGGCTGCGGGTAGAGCAGCATGCGGCTAACGGCAGCCTGCGAGAATCCGGCGCGGCGCGCGGCTTCGCGCTGCGTGATGCCGAGCTCAGATATGCGCGCTGTGATTGCGCGCGCTAGTGCCTGTACCCATTCGTCCAGACTAGAGCACTGCTGTACCGTGGTCATGCATCCATCATACCACTGTGGTATGATGCGCGCATGGCCGAGAACAAACAGAACAAGGCGCAAACCGATGCGGACGTGACGCCGCTGCCGAAGCTGCCGAAGACGCTGGCGGAGCTACCGCAGGCGCAGGCGGCGGTGGTGGCGCTTAGCGACGGGCTGATGCTTCCGTGCGTGCCCGTCCACTACGAGAACGGGTGGCTCAGCGTGCGTATCGGGAGCGGGAGACTGCCGCTGTTCGTGCCGGAGCGCGCGATCCTCTATGTGCTGGTGTGCCGCTCGCTGCAGCAGGCGGAGCGTATCGCGGCTAGCGAGGACGAGGTGGCATGACGAGCCCGGAGCAGGTCAGGGTGCGCGCCGGTCGCAGCGTCGCGGAGGTGACCGAGCAGCTAACCCGGGTGCGTGCGGCGGCGCTGCAGGCTGCGGACGATTCGCTTGAGGTGGCGTACGCGGCGGGAGCCGAGGCGATGCTCGACTGGCTGACGCTGCGGCGCGTGGAGCTGCCGCTCCCGGCCCCCGGGATCCGCAGCTGGCTGCGCGCCAACAAGGGGGTTGGATGACGCTCCGCGCCGCCCCGCTCAATTTCGCCGACCGCTACCGCCGGCCGTGCGAGGCGTCCGAGGACCATTCGCCGCTGTGCTATTGCGGCGGCCGGCGGTGGGTGCTGGACGTGCCGCCCGGGTGGCGGCGGCTGTCGCCGTCGCAGCTGCGCACGCTGGCGAGCTGTCCGCGCAAGTACCGGCTCCGGTACGTGGACCGGGTGCAGCAGCCGGTCACGCCGCTCGCGCTGGTGATGGGTAGTGTGTGGCAGGCGGCGGTCGCCGAGTCGGACCCCGGGCTGTGCGAGGACCTGCTGGACGAGCTCACCTATCAGCGGGTGCTCACGGACGCTGAGGCGGCGTGGCTGCTCGCGTGGCTGCCCAGGTCGGTGGACGCGTACTTGAGCACACACCCGGTCGAGGGGAACACCGAGGTGGTGTTCTGCGGGCCGGTGGTGTGGCCGGAGGGCGGGCGGCCCGGGCTGCTGCTTGAGGCGCATGCCGACGAGCACCGCCCCGACCACCGGGCGGTGGTGGAGAACAAGCTGGTTGGCGCTGTGCGCAGCGTCGACCTGGTGCACGACCTGCAGCTGCTTGCGCTTCGGGCGGCGGCGGGGGCGTGCGGCCACCCGGTGGAGGTGCTGATCTACCGGCAGGCGCGCAGGCCGCGCACACCGAAAGAGATAACACCCGAAGAGGTGCGCAAGGCCGAGAAGTGGCAGCCGTCGGTCGAGGAGACGCAGGTGCGGGTGGACCCGCAGGGGGTGGAGCTGATGGAGTTTCGGGCGGGTGTGGCCCAGTGGGTGCGCCAGCTGGACGAGCATCGCCGCACCGGGCTGTGGCCACGGAACTGGTCTGCGTGCGACCAGATGGGGGAGTGCGAGTTCAAGGCGGTATGCCTGTCTACAGGGGAGGTTTAGCCGATGCCGCTACCAACACAAAAGCACCGTCCGACGCTGGACGTCACAGAGGCGAAGGTGCTGTTGTACGGCCCGCCGAAGGTGGGCAAAACGACGCTCGTCACGTCGCTCGACCCGGACAAGACGCTGCTTGTCGCGACCGAGCCTGGCTACGGGGCGGTGAGCGGCTATGTGCAGCCGGTGTCGAGCTGGCAGGAGTTTCTGCAGACGGGGGCGGAGCTTGTGCGGGGCAACCACCCGTTCGAGCTTGTGGCGATCGACACGGTCGATCTGCTCGCCAAGATGTGCCAGGACCATGTGGCGAAGCGGCTGGGGGTTGAGCACCCGAGCGACCTGTCGTACGGCAAGGGGTGGGAGCTCGTCGCTAACGAGTTCCGGCTGAAGCTGACGAAGCTGGCGAACTCCGGATTCGGGGTGTGGCTGGTGTCGCACGCGCAGCTGGCGGAGCAGGTTGGGCCGGGCGGTGTGCGCCGCACGATCTGGCAGCCGACGCTCGCGACGCAGGCGCGCCGGTTCGTGGTCGGTTGGGCCGACTACATCTTTTTCGCGACCACGCTTGAGTCCGAGGACGGGGCGGAGCGTGTGTTGCGGACCAAGCCGTCGCCGGCGTGGGAGGCGGGGGCGCGCGGCCGGCCGGGCGTGGAGCTGCCGGACCCGCTGCCGATGGACCCCGGGGTTGTGCGTGCCGCGCTCGCACGCTACGCAAGCGAGGTGGCGGGCGACCGGGCGGACGCCGGTGAGTGAGACGTTCGAGGAGCGGCAGCGGCGCCTCGCGCCGTGGTTCCGCCAGTCTGGGGTGGCGCTGTGGGATGTGCGCGACCCGGACGGGCAGGTGTTCGAGGCGCGGGTGGTGGACGCGCGCTGCTGGTGGTCGCAGCACACGCGTAGCCCGGTGCTGTGGCTGGCGCTTGGGCTGCGCGACAAGCATGGGCGCCCGGCGGCTGTGCCGTACAGCCTGCAGCTGTTGAGCGCCCAGGGGATGTACTTTCTGGTGCGGGCGCTGCGGATGCTGGAGGTGGAGACGGACGATCTGGAGGCGGTGGTGTTCGCGGCGGCGAGCCGGCTGACGGATCGGCTTCGGGGCCGGTCGCTGCTGTTGATGTTGCAGGAGCGGCCGGGGCTGCCGCCGGGTGTGCGGCTGCGCGGGCTGATCGACCATGAGCAGCGGCGGGTGGTGAGCACGCGCCACTCGTTGGTGTCTCCCGACCCGCTGCCCGAGAGCCTGTCGTACATCCACGTCACGGACGACGAGATCAAGCAGCTGCGGTTGGAGCGGCCGACGGGCGAGGGGTGGGAGACGTGAGTTTGCGCCCGCTGACGATCGCGGAGATCGAGCGTGTCGCCGAGGTGCTGGACGCGCTCCGGGCGTGGGACGCAACGGAGCTGGAGGCCCAGGTCGCTAAGGCGCGGGCGCTTGATCTGTTGGACCGGGAGATCGGTGTTCAGCGCGTGGTGGGGCAGGTGGCGACGTGGGTGGCGCCGCTGCGGCTGTTGCCGCACACGGCGCTGCATATGCCCGCTGCGCTGCGGATGCTGCAGGACCGGGGGTTGACGGACCCGGAGATCGCGGAGCATGATTTGCGCACGCTCGCCGGGCTGGTGCCGGTGGTCGGGCGCAGCTTGTCTGCGCAGGATGCCGCACGTGTGGCACGGATGTGCGGGGAGGCTGCGTGCGAGGCGATCGCCGCGGAGCCCCGGCGGGCGCTGGAGATCGCGAAAGGAGAGGTAGGCCATGAGCGGATCGCGGGAGCAGCATGGGTCCGGTCCTTTGGGGGCGGGTGACAGGGACGCGATTGTGGGGGCGCTCCGTGACTTGGCGGAGCGTGTCGCACGGTTGGAGCGCCAGGTGCAGCGGCTGGCCGGTGGCGGCACCGACAGGGAGGACGTTGTGCGTGTGTTTGAGGCGTGGCGCGACGCGATCGCCAGGCGCGACCCTGTGCGCGCCAAGCGGCTCCGGTTGACGCCCGACCGGCGGCGCAAGATCGAGGCTCGGCTGCGCGACGGGTACTCGGTTGACGACCTGGTGCGCGCCGTGGTGGGTGGCGCTACGATGCCGCACGTGTCCGATCGGGGTGTGCCGTACGACGACCTGTCGCTGATTTTGCGCAACGCCGACAAGGTCGAGCTGAACCTGCGGCGGTTCGAGCTGGTGCGGCAGCGGGGCGCGCAGCGGTCGGGTGACAGCTTCCTGGCGCGGCTAGAGGCATGAGCTTTGTCGCGCCGAAGGACTTCGCGGCGCGCGACGTTGAGCGCGCTCTGATCGGGCTTGTGCTGGCGGTGCCGCGGGTGTCGCTTGTGTTCCGGCTGTTGGAGGAGGAGCCGGACCTTGCGTCGCTGATCCAGACGGACCGGTACCGGCGGGTGTGGCAGGTGATCGAGGCGCTCGCGAACAAGGATGTTGACCCGGAGCCTGCGATCGTGCGGCACCAGCTTGAGTCGCGCGACGAGCGGACGGTGGCGGAGTGTGTCGAGTCGGCGGGCGCGATCTCGGCGGTGGAGCAGTATGTGGAGGAGCTGCGGCTGGCGGAGAGGCGGCGGCGCGCCTATCTGGCGAGCCAGGCGCTGCTTGAGTTTGCGCACGGCGGCCCGGAAGAGCGGGTGGTGGAGGCGGAGCAGGCGCTGGCGGAGGCGCACAACAAGGGGCGGTCGTATAGCCCGGAGCGGCTCGCGCAGATGCTGGTGGATCTCGTGACGGGCGACCGGCCGCCACCGATCCCGCTGCCGTTCGAGCGGTTGAACGACGCGCTCGGCGGCGGGATGCTGCCGGGACAGCTTGTGCTTGTTGGGGGGCACACAAGCCACGGCAAGAGCGTGCTTGTGGATCAGATGCTGTTGCACGCCCGCAACAGCGGGCGGAAGCGGCTGCTGCTGATAGTGAACGAGATGACGGCGATCGAGCGTGCTGCGCGCCAGCTGCAAATGTTGACGGGCGAGGACTCGCGGCGGGTGCTGGCGGGCAGGCCGTCACAGCGCGGGGCCGAGGCGCTCGCGAGGATGGCGGAACGGGGCGGGCTTGTGTGGCCGATCGTGGAGGCGCACGGGTACACGGTGGAGCAGGTGTGCCGGATCATCGCGATGCACCGGCCGGAGCTTGTGGTGGTGGACATGCTGCACCATATCCCGTCGTCGGGCAGCGGGACGCGCGCAGAGGAGCTCGGGCACATATCGACGACACTCAAGCATGCGGCGGTGCGCCACAACTGTGTGGTGGTCGCGACCGTACACCTGAACGAGCAGCGTGTTGTGTCGGCGCAGCGGCCCCAGCCGACGCTCGGCGACATTCGGGATTCGGGCGCGCCGAAAAACGATGCGGACACGGTGATGTTCGTGTGGCGGGAACAGGACGAGGAGACGGGCAAGCCGTACCCGGACGGGCTGGTGTATTTGCAGAAGGCGCGGTCGGGGGAGCTTGCCGGCGTGAAGGTGACGCTGAACCCGGAGCGGCTGCTGTTCGACGAGCGCCGCTAGAAGTCCGCCCAGTGCACGACGCGCCCGTCGGGGAGGCGCTCGGCGCGCGCGCCGGGCCGGGCTTTCGGGGGCAGCACGATGGCCGACTCGACCGTGTGGGCGGTCGGCGGGTGTGTGCTGTGTGTGACCTGCAGCACGCCGCGCAAGCGGTGCGGGTCGAGCTGCCGCTCAACCTTGCGTCTCGGGGGGCGCCCAAGGCCACGGGCGACACCCCAGCGCGCGCACATTTGTGCGGCCGCTCTGGCGGTCCAGCCGGACGGCGAGGGCGGCGGGATCCTGGCGGCGGTGAGCTGTTGCGCCAGCTGCTGCCAGCTGAGCAGCGGCTGCCGGTAGGCCTCCTCGAACAGGGCGTCGGCCTCTCTCGGCGGAATCCAGTAGCGGGGGTGCTGCGCGCCGGTGCGCCGCACAAGCTCGCCGCGCTCTTTGCGGGCCCGCAGCGCCTCGCGGGTGCGCTGGCGTATCAGCTCGCGTTCGAGCTCGGCGAACGCGCCGGCGACCTGGGCGAGGGTGCGCCCGTATGGGGTGGTGGTGTCGAGCGCCGGGTCGAGCACGACGAGCGTCCACCCGCAGGAGTGGGCGGCCTCCAGGATCTCGGCGAGACCGACCAGGCTGCGGGCGAGACGGTCGAGGCGCGACACGACGAGCGTGTCGCCGGCTTCCAGGCGTTCGAGCAGCGCGCCGAACTCGGGCCGCTTGTGTGGGCGCACGGAGCCGGAGATCTGCTCCGCGGTCCACTCACCAATCGTAAGTCCCTTGCTTTCCGCCCACCGTTCGATCGCGTCGCGCTGGGCGGATAGCCCCAGGTCTTGGCGGTCGGTCGACGTGCGCAGGTAGGCGCGGATCATCTGGCTACCACCCCATTATCCGCCGCGCGCGCCGGGCGGCTGTGTGGTCGAGCACGACACCGGCGATCATCCACACTGTGGCGATGCCGAGCAGCGAAAGGACGATCGCCAGGTTTGCGCGCACGAGCGCGAACAGACCGACCAAGACGATACCTGCGAGCGGTCCGAATACGATCATTTCGAGAATTGCGATCGTGACGAGTGTTACGACCACTGTGGCTAGCGCGACGGCTAGCGCTACGTCCCTAATGATGCGCATGTTTCCCCTTTCGTTCGATGCGTCCCCATGATATCATGCTGTCATGCTCTACGCAAACGGTGTGATCGAACTCAGGGGACCAGACCAGGCGCGTCCGGGAGCGTGGCGCGGCGTGTGCTGGACGTTCGACCAGCAGCGCGTCGCCGTGCCGGTGGTGCTCGTGATTCCGCAGCAGCGGTCGGGCCTGCAAAAGCTGGCCGGCTACTTCAAGCCGGACCGGAAGGTGGCGTTCGTGGGGCGGGTGACGGCCGCCCACCCCGAGGGGCTCGTGGTCGTCGCCGACCAGCTGGAGCTGGCGGGGTTCGCGTACCGGCCAGATCAGCAGACCGGGCCGGGCGCGCAACAGGCTGTGACACAACAGCCGTCTGCCGCTGCGCCCGCCGCCGCGCCGGCTTCGCAGCCTGCGGGTGTGCCGGCCGACACAAGCGACTTCGCCCAGCCGGCCGCACCCCCAGACGACGACATTCCGTTCTAGTAGGATTCGCGGCGGCACGATGCCGCCAGAGACCAGCAGCACGGGTGGGAGCGGGGCTGACGGATCGGCGCCGCTCCCCGCCTTTTTCGGTTTGCGCGAGCTGCCGGAGCCGCCCACACCCGCCGAGCAGATCGCGCTCGCGAAGCGCATAGAGCGCGGCGACCTGCGCGCCAAAGAGGAAATGGTCCGCCGCAACCTGCGGCTGGCGGTGTCCGAGGCTGCGCGCTACCAGGGCGCGGCCGAGTGGGATGACCTTGTGCAGGAGGCTGTTATGGGCCTGATGCGGGCGGTCGAGCTGTTCGACTGGCGGCGCGGCTTCCGGTTCTCGACCTATGCGGTCGCGGCGATCCGGTCCTATCTGCGCCGCTACATCGCGCACAACCGATCGATCCTCAAGGTCAACTCGAAGCGGTGGCAGGCAATACAGCAGCTGTCGTACCTGTACGACCGGGCGCGCCAGGCGGGCGCCACGCACGGGGACGCGGCGCGGGAGGCGGCTGGTCACCTGGAGCTTGACGGCTTGGAGCTTGCGGCACTCACGAGCGCGCTGCACCCCGTCCGGCTCGACAAGCCTGCTGGCGACGAGCCGGACGGGACGACACGCCTCGACCTTCTGCCGGACACGTCGCCGCGCGCCGACACCGAGCGTGTCGCGATCGCTCGCGCCGACCTGTCACGCACGCTGCGGCGCGCCCGCACGCTCGACCGCACCGAGCGCGCGGTGTTCGGCGCCAGGATGTTGCGCGAGCTGTCGGTGTCGGCGACGGCGCGCGAGCTTGGTTTGACGCGGGAGCGGGTGGTGCGTGTCGAGCGGGTGGCGCGCGACAAGCTGGCGGCGCGTTAACGCCGACGAGCTCGACTGGATCGTAGAGCCCGGGCTCGAACTGCGCCTCGACACAGAGCCGCGAAGCGCGGCCGTGCGCATCGACGAAATCGAGCGCCACCGCGACCGACGCCGCGGCCCCGGCGGCGCGCACGGCGCGCGCGGCGCAAGCCAAGGTGACCGCCAGGTCGACCGCCTCGGTGCCCCGATAGCACTCGACGCTCCAGGTGTCGTCCCCGCCGGGTCGGACCGATGTCACGTATCGGTCGTGCGGCCTTCGGGGGCGGGAGTGCCGGCGATCAGGGCGTCGGCGATTTCGCTGATCCGGCGGCCCTGCCACTCGGGGCGGTGCGCGAGCGATGCGACGAGCGCGACGGCGAGCCTGCTTGCGAGGTCGAGGTCGAGGCACTGGCGCGCGAATTCGCGGGCTTGCTTGGGGGTGAGGGGCTTGTGGACGCCGAGGAGGTAGACGGCGTCCCAGAGGTCGATCGGCCAGCGGGTGAGACGCAACAGGGCGTCGGCGTCGCTGTCCGCGCGCGCGAGCTGCGGGTCCTGGATCGCATTCCGGGCGAGGGCCCAGCGCGGTTCGTCCCATCGCGGCAGCCGCCAGCCGAGCAGCTGGAGCGTGAGGTGCGTCAGCTGGCGCGCCGCGAGCGATGGGCTCGCCGCGTCAAGCGCGGGGGCGAGCTGCTTGAGACGCTCGATCGTGGTGGTGTCGTCGCGGTATTCGATCTTGGGCATCGGGTCCTTCCTTTCGTTCGCTTGCCTCGGGCTAGCACCTTACTGCGTCGGCTGCGTCGCTCGGTAGTATTCGGCCGCCCAGTTTTCGCCGTCCTCGCTGTAAATCGGCGTTCATTCCCTTCTCCCTTCGTCCGCTGTTTTGCCCTGCGCTCCGAATCCTACCCCACGACGCGACGCTAACACCATCGCCAGCGTCATCCGCTCCGGGTCGTATGCTTCAAGCGTCACGCCGCCATAAGCGTCCGTCGACGCGCGCACGTTGAACGCGTCCGGCTCGCGCTCGAGAATCTCGAGCGCGAGCGTCTCGAGCCGCCCGTGCGCATCTTCGCGATCCTCGAAGTCCGCATGGTCGACCATGCGGACCGTAACCTCCCCGCCGATGTAGGTTGTCTTCACGCTGATGTTCCCGGATGCCTTCATTTGTCCCTCCGTCCTGTTGTGTCTTCGTTGTGTGTGCGCCTATTGTACCGATCTGTGCGCGCGGTGTCAACTGCAAACCGCAAAGCTCGCGACCTCTCGGCCAATCGCGCGCGCCAACGCGCGCGCAGCCACCGAGTCGGCCGAAAGCGCCGACACTGCCTCTAGCGTCGCGAGCGCCGCAGTATGCGCCCAACCCTCACGCTCCGACGTCCAACGCCGCAACATGACGGAGCCCGACGGACCGGTAACAGTGACGTCGACAGCGTCACACTCGATATCGAGCATGACTGCCGCTCGCCACCGTCCGCATGCTGCCTCGGCGTCATAGCGACGCGCGAGGACGCGGAGATCCTCGGTCGTAGCGATCATCGCTATCTCCCCCTTTCGTTCGCTCTGCGCCTAAGTCGACCTTGCAGCCGAGCCGCAAGGTCGGCATAGGCGCAGCGCTAGTGCGCCGCGCCAAGCGTGCCAGCTACCCGACCGGCACGAACCCGTCGCCCTCGTCGTGGAGGGCGACCGCGCGGCCGCCATAGGCCTCGGTCGAGGCCTCAACATGGTAGGCCTCGTCCTCGTACTCGCGCGCAGCGATAAGGGCGGCCTGCTGCAGCTGCTCGACGGCGTCATCGACGCCTTCGAACACCCGCTGCTCCCTAGCGACCTCGACAACGCGGTCGTCGAGAGTGACGACGGTAACGGTGATCGTGCCGGTAGCCTTGATGCTATCCATTGTTTTCCCCTTCCGTTCGATGTTCTCTGCGCCTAAGTCGACCTTGCAGCCGAGCCGCAAGGTCGGCATAGGCGCAGCGCCGAAGCACTGCGCCAAGACTCGCGCTCAGCCTGTCACGGCTTCGCGCAGACTGTCTGCGATCTCTGGATACTCTTCCGCGAGAGCTTCCGCCAGTGCGCGGGCGCTCTCGAGATCGTCGCGCGCGATCCAGGCGAGCGCTTCCGGAAGCTCGCTCACGCTAAGCGGCGCGACATTCATCGAGCCTTCCGCCGCCCGCCATCCGCCGCCATCGTGAACGAACGCGACGGCCAGCGAGAACTCGCGACCGCCCGGCGTGCGGAACTCCCCGCACGCGGTAACCTCCGACGGCGCCATGCCGTCGTCCTCAGCCGCCGAGACTGCCTCGAACGCAACCTCAGCGAGCATCCCGCACGCTTCGGACGGCAGCACACCATCCGTTCGCACCCCCTGCACGGCGTGCCCGTACTCTTCCAGACCGTCGCAGTCAGCGTAGGTCCCTGCTACCGTCGCTTCCAGCGTTGCCATCGCTATTTCCCCCTTTCGTTCGCTCTTTCCGTTCGATGCTACCGAGTATATCACACTCGGCGCATCGCTATTTCCCCCTTTCGTTCGCTCTTTCCTTTCGATGCTACCGAGTATATCACACTCGGCGGCAAGCTACAGCGGCAGCTCACCAACCTTCACACCCAGCCGCGCCGCGACCGCCAGAACCTTGCGCCGATCCGCCGCAAGCTCCGCATAACCGTGAGCGCGAGCAGAGAGGCCGGTCATTGCCGCGACCTGCGACTCGGCGACCCTGGGGCTAACCCGGAGCGCATCGGCGAGGCCATAGCGCTCAACAACCTCCCGCCAGGAACCGAGCTGCTGGTAGAGGCGATAGTAGCGGCGAGCCATCGGAATGCCAGTCGTCAGCTCGCGCAGAGCAACGCGGCGGACAGCGATCTCGGTCGGCCAACCCCTGCCGCCCGGGAACCGGCGGACGAGGTTGTAGATATCGACGAGATCCTTTCGCGACACGCGCCGCTCGCCGGTCTCAGGATTGACGCCGCAAGCGCGAGAGAAAATCTCGGCGAGGGCCTCAACGTAGAGGTGGGCGCCATCGCGGAAAACGACGTCCTCTGCCGCCGCAAGCGCAGCCTTGACCCACTTCTCTACCGCCGCCCTCATCTCATGATCGTGCTCAAGATCCTCGCGAGTCCAGTCCGCATAGGGCGCCTCAGGGATGTCGATCTGTTCGATGCTCGTAATCTGCTGCCGTTCGATTGCCATCGCTATGTCCACCTTTCGTTCGCTTGTTCGCTTGCCACCATGCTAGCACAATCGCGGCCCCTCGCGCAACTATCCGAGCGCGAGAAAACGACCTACACATTGCAGATACGCGCGCCTAATCGTATGCGCGCTCGTGACGATCAGCACGAAGTCTAGCAAGTCGGCCGGACGGAACCGCGAGCGAAGCGAGCGCGAGGTCAGCTCGCGGGCGGGCGCCGACGGCAGGGCTTGCGCGCGCGGAATCCGAGGTAAACGAACGTCGAAGCCGGATCGCGGATCGGCAATTCCGCCTGCACGCGCGCTCGGTCGATCTGCTCGCGCTCGCTCGCTTTCGGCGCTCGCTCGCGCAGGATGTTGCAGGCTCAACCGTTGCAAAGGCAACGATCGTTGAAACGTTCCCGGGTTCGGTCGGCTCGCGCGCGCGGTCGGGGGAGGGGGGGCGGCGAAGTGGCGCAGCGCGCGCGTTGTGGGGGTCCCTCATGCACAAGTTCGCCGAGCACGATCTAGAGAGCATTGAGCGCTTCACACAGCGAAAGGTTCGAAGTGCTGTGCGCAGAGGGGGGTGGTGTTGGACAGCTGATCGGGTTTGCCCGGTTTTGGGCACACTGAGCTGAACGCTCGTTGGAGCGTTTCACGGGGAACGCTTACTTGGGAAGCCTAACCAGCGGCAGGCTCCCCCCACCTTGAGAGCCATTCTACCACGCTTCGCGGGGGCTGTCAACGTTTCTCGGTGAGATCACGGACGTTTGGGGGACCGCTGGGCGGCGAGGCGTGGTAGCGAGGCCCGGAGGGCGGAGCGATGCGAGCGTTAGCGAGCCGCCGAGCCGCCCTTTGGCCGGAAGGGGCGTTTTCCGCCCGTGAGCGGCCGTTTGACGGCCTTCGGGGGTGGGGGGAAGGGTTTCGGTCGTTTTGGCGGTTTGGGCGGCTTGGAAGGCCGCTCACGGGCTCTAACCACCAACGTTGGTGGTACTACAAGCGTTCTTTTCCCCTACCCCCCCTTATCCCCCCTTCCCCGAAGGGGAAGGGGGGAGAGGGTCCTATCCCTTCGGGATAGGACCCCGTTCTTATTCGTTCTTATGGGGGTGAGTGAGGGATGGGAGTAGGGGAGAGTCTGAGAGGGGGAGAGGGAGGGGAGAGAGAGGGGGGTGTGTGCTAGGCTGTTGGTGTGCGGGGTTTGCCGGTAGAGCTGTTGGAGCGGGTGGCGGCTCGGATCGACGAGGTGCCGCTGGAGGGGTTTTTTCCGCATCGCAAGCAGCGGGAGTTTCTTGGGGCGAGGACGCGGGTGAAGCTGTTTGCGGGGGGGAACCGGTCGGGAAAGACGACGTGCGGGCTTGTGGATTGTTTGGTCCAGGCGTTGCCTGAGCATTTGGTGCCGGAGCATTTGCGGTTCGCGAAAAAGTGGCGGCCACCGTTTTTTTGTCGCATTCTCACGCCCGACCTGGTGGACACTCAGGAGCATGTGCTGTTCCCGATGTTGAGGCGGTGGTGCCCGCCGGCTGCGCTGGCGGGCGGGTCGTGGCGAACGGCGTACAACGACCGGAAACGTACGGTCGAGTTCGCGAACGGGTCGCGGTTTCATTTCATGAGCTACGAACAGTCGATCGGAAAGATGGGCGGTGCCTCGCTTCATCGCGTTTGGTACGACGAGGAGCCGCCCGAGGAGATCCGGTCAGAGAACCGGACGCGCCTGTGGGACAAGGGTGGCGACGAGATCTTCACCATGACACCGCTGAACGGCATGACGTGGATCTACGACGAGATCTATCTGAAGAAAGACGATCCGGATGTGACGGTTGTTGAGGTGGATGTGGAGGAGAACAAGATGAACCTGGACTGGCGGGAGGTGGAGAAGAGCCTTTCGGAGATGAGCCCCGAGGAGCGCGCGGCCCGCAAGTCGGGCGTGTTCGTGTCGCTTTCCGGGCTTGTGTTCGGGCGGGACTGGTCGCGGGAGCTTGTGGTGGACGAGCGGCCTGTGCCGCCAGGTGTGCAGGTGACGGTTGGGATAGACCCGGGCATCCGCTACGGGTGCGGCGTGGTGTGGACCTTTGTGGACCATCTTGATCGGCTTGTGGTGTTCGACGAGATGGAGGTCGCGGACTGGACGATCGGGGAGATCGCAGCGGAGATCCATAAAAGGAACGCGCGGTGGGGTGTGGAGCCGGGCCTGTACATCATCGACCCGGCCGCCGCCCAAAGGTCCCGCCAAACCGGCCGGCCCGACCTGGTCGAGTTCGCGCAGCACGGTGTGCCCGCGGTGCCGGGCGACAACCGGGTGCACCCCGGCATAGCTCTGCTTCGCGACAGGATGCGGTCCCGCAGACTTCTCGTGTACCGCGGGTGCGAACAGCTTGTCAAACAGATCGAGCGCTACCAGTGGGCCAAATCGCGCCGCCAAGACCGTGACGACGCGAAAGTGCAGCCGCACAAAAGGGACGACCATCTGATAGACGCGCTCCGCTATGTGGCGATGGCCACACCGTCCGCGGCGCCCGAACCGGGGCTTGAGGACGTGCCGCCGCCGCTGCGCGCCGACCGGGTGTTCCACAAGGTTGCCCAGGACACCGAGTACGGGCCCGGTTTCGCGCTGTGACCGCCACCCCGGCTAGACTCCCGGCATGCGCCTAACCGGACCGAACACCGGCATTCCCGCGCCGCACCGCTGCTCCGCATGCTGGCAACAGCACCCCAACCTCGTGCACGTCGACTTTGAAGTCGGGTATGACGGCCCGACCTTCCGGGACGAGAACGGGACGCTCATCACCATTGACGACCTGATCATCTGCGAGAACTGCTTGAAGGACGCGGCGAGGCTGTTGCGCAACGTCCCGGACCTTGGGGGCCGCAGCGTCATTGACCATCTACGGGAGCGCACACAAGCGTTGGAGCAGCTTTTGTACGAGTCGCGCCGAACGATCGAACGGTTGCGCACCCGCGTGTCCGAGCTTGAGGACGACCTGGTGCGCAGACTCACCGTCCCCCAGCCCGTTGAGACACCGCCGCCGCCCGCCGCCGACGCCAAACAAACGGTCGGCAAGCCCAGGCGCCGCGCATGATCAACCGCGTTCTCACCGACACCAAGCAGCTCGACGAGCTAGCGGAACGCTCCCGCCGCGTCCGCCGCACCCTCGAACAAGAGTGGTATCTGAACCTCGCGTTCTACCAGGGCCAACAGTGGGTGACATGGGCCGCGGACCGGCTGCACCAGGTGCGTCTCGCCGACTGGGCCACCCGGTTCACCGACAACCGCATCATCGGCATCGTCCGCTCAGAGATCGCCCGGTTCATGCGCATCAAACCCGAGTTCAACTGTGTGCCCACGTCCGGCGAGGACGCGGACGTCGAGGTTGCGGTGCTCGGCGACATGGTGCTCCGCTACCTGTGGGACGAGCTTGACCTGCAGCGCAAACTGCACGACGCGCTGCTTTGGGCGCGCGTCTGTTGCGCCGGGTTTTGGCGCATCACCTACGACAAGCACGCCGGCCGCAGAACGCTGATCGTCGCCGGGCCCGACGGTCCCTACCGGGGGCCTGACGGGGGGCTCGTGCAGTGGGATGAGGAACTTGCCCGCAAAATCCAGGAGCAGGGCGGTGAGGCGCGCCCAATGGTGCTCGCCGAGGGCGACATTTCGGTCGAGGTGATCTCACCGTTCGAGCTTCTCCCCGACCCGCTCGCCAAGACGATCGAGGACGCCGAATGGGTGATCGAAGAGCGGGTTCACACCGTCGACTGGGTGCGGTCCCGCTACAACATCCCCAAAGAGCGCATCACCCCCAACGCCGAATCCACCCCCGGTCTCGTGGAGGCGCGCCTCGCAGGCTACCCGTCCTCCGAAAAAGACGGTGTGATCGTGCGGGAGCTGTGGATGCGGCCAGGGCCAGACTATCCCCAAGGCAGGCGCGTCACGTGGATCGACGGGACCGTGCTGGAGGACGGGCCGAACCCGTACCTGGACCTGCCCTATGTGATGTTCCCGGCGATCCCTGTGCCGGGCCGGTTCTGGCCGCGATCGATCGTGTCCGACCTGCGGCCCGCCCAGGCGGAGCTCAACAAAACGCGGTCGCAGATCCGTGACAACGCCGCGAGGATCGCCAACCCGCCGCTGCTTTTGGCGCGCCAGTCCGTCGACCAACAGTACCGGGGTTTGCCCGGCGAAGTTGTGCAATGGAACGCGGCGATGGGCGACGTTGCCGCCCCAAGGTTTTTGCAGCCACCCGAGATGCCCGGCTATGTGCAGGCGGAGCTCGACCGGATGGAACGCACCCTCCAAGAGATCTCCGGTCAGCACGAAGTGTCGCGCGGCCAGGTGCCTCCCGGCGTCACCGCCGCGAGCGCCATCAACCTGCTGCAAGAACAGGACGACACCAGGTTCGAAGGCGAGCTGCGGCTCATGGAGCACGCGCTTTCCCGGGCCGGCGAAATGATCCTCAAACTCGCCGCCCGCTACTACACCGACGAGCGGGTGGGGCGCATCGCCGGCGACGAGGGCGGCTGGGAAACGTTCAGCTTCACCGGCGCCGAGCTCCAGAAAATCCAGCGTGTGCGCGTCATGGCCGGCGCCGGCATGCCGCACTCCAAAGCCGCCCGCCAAGCCGCGATGCAAGACCTCCTCAACCTCGTGCTGCAGTACGGCGTGCAAGTCGACCAGCGCGACCTCCGCCGCTTCCTCCGGAACTTCGAGGTTGGGGGGCTCGAAAACCTGTTCGCCACCCTCACCGTCGACGAGCGCCAAATCCGCGACGAAAACCAGCTTTTGTTGCGCGGACAGCCGCTCGAAATCAACACGTTCGACGACGACCAGCTGCACCTGCAGGGCCACCAAGAGTTCCAGAAAACGCGCACCTACAGGCGCGCTGTGCGGCTAAACCCGCAGGTCGCCGAGGTGTTCGACGACCATGTGCGCCAGCACCGCGAACGGCTGCTCGCCGCGCAAAACGCGATGATGCAACAGCAACCATCCGCGGAGGAAGGTACACTCCCCAACAATGCCGCAGAAGGAAACAGCCCAGCTGCTTGAGGCGCTACGCGCGTTCGTGGACGCATATCGGCGCGACGGCCGCTCGCGGCGGCTCGTGGCGCTCGCCGAAGACCTCGCCAGCGAGCTTGAGCGGGAGCGCACCGACACCGGGACGGTCGCCGACTCGCCCGGCAGGCGCACCGCCGACGAAGTGGGGCGCGAAGCGGCGCGCAACCGCGCCAACCGCACCCTGCCGCCCGACGAAAACACCGACCAAAGCGACGAGGAAGAGCCGCCACGCAACCTTGACGAGGCGCGGCTCAGAGCGATCAGGCGCGCACGGGAGGCGCGGAGATGACAGACGAACAGGTTGAAAGCTTGGGGCAGCCAACCGGCGAGGCCCAAACCGGGGCCCAGCAGGGGATCAACCCGGCGTGGGAGGACGTGCTCACACACGTCCCCGAGGATGCGCGCCCACAGGTGGAGCAGGTGCTCCGCTCCTGGGACGCGAACGTCACAAAAGAGTTCCAGAAGCGAGCCGAGCGGCTCAAGCAGCTTGAGCGGTTCGAGCGGCTCGGTTTGCACGACTGGCCTGACGAGGAGATCGAAGCGGCCGCGTCGCTCCTGCAGCTCGCGCGCGACGATCCCGACGCGTTCGACGAGTGGCTGCTCGCCGCAGCCCAGGAGCGCGGCATCCTTGACCGGCTCCAGGGCGGCGAGCCCGGCTACGACACCGGCGACGAGGAGCCCGACCTGGAAGACACCCCCGACCAGGGTGGGGTCGACCTGGACGAGCTGCTCGAAGAAAAGCTCGCGCCGATCGCCCAGTGGATCGCCGAGCGCGAACAGGAGCGGCAGCTCGCGGAGATCGACAAGCAGATCGACGAGACGCTCGCCGCGCTGCACCAAAAGCACGGCGACTTCCCGGACGACGCTGTGCTGACGATCGCGCGCGGGCTTGTCGGCACCGACGGCGCCGACGACGTGCCGACCGTCCTTGAGGCCGCGGTCAAGCAGTACCAAAGCATGCTGAAGGCCGGCCAGGAGAAGCTTCTGGAGCGCAGCGAAAAAGCGCCCGCGCCCGCCCAAAACGGCGGCGCGCCGGTCGCCGAGCCGCAGCGCATCACGACGTTCGCGCAGGCCGCCCAAGCGGCGCGCGCCATGCTGGAAGGCAACGTCGGTCAGTAGGAGGCTTTAGATGGCAACACAAACGAGAGCTACCGCCGATGCGGTACTCAAGGACCTGTACGTCGAGCCGATCGTTCGGCTGCTCAACGACAAAACCTATCTGCTCGACCAGATCGAGCGGGACGCCGAGTCGGTTGACCACACCGGTCGCCGAGCGGTGTTCCCGGTCGTCCGGAACCGCAACCGCGGTCGCGGGTCGCGTCCCGACGCCGGCACGCTCCCGGTCGCCGGATACCAGGACACCACGTTCGCGACCGTGCCGATCCGGTACCACTACATGGGTATCGAGGTGTCGGACGCGGTGATCGAGGCGTCCAAGTCGGATGTTGGCGCGTTCACCAACGTGCTCAACATGGAAATCCAGGGCGCCGCGACCGACATGAAGCGCGACCTGAACCGCCAGTGCTTCGGGTTCGGCACCGGTGAGCTCGCCACCGTCGCGGCCGCCGCCACGTCCGGCTCGACCACGGTGACGGTCGACAACGGGCAGTACATCACGATCGGGGACGTGATCGACATTCGCGACCCGTCGACCGGTGCTGCCCGCGTCGCCAACGCCACGGTTGTTGGTGTCACGCCGGCGTCTGGTGCGCAGGTGACGCTCACGCTCGACACGGCGCTCACCGCGAACGCCACCACTACCGACAAGGTGTACATCGCCGGGAACCGCAACAACGAGATGGACGGTCTCGGCAACATGACGAACGCGAACCGTGTTCTGCACGGCATCGACTCGTCTGTTGCTGCGAACTCTGTGGTGTGGAACCCGGCGGCGCGTCTCGACGCCGGCAACGCGGTCGCGGGCGAGGATCTGTTCATCCGTTTGGCGGACGCTGTTGGGCGCATCAGCGGCGCGCAGGTCGACCTGTTCCTCACCACCCGCGGCGTTCGCCGCCGGCTGGCGAACACCTACCAGTCGCAGAAGCGGTTCTCGGACGCCAAGGCGGTCGAGGTGCATGGCGGCTACACCGCGATCTGGGTGAACGAGATCCCGGTGCTCGTCGACGACGACTGTCAGATGGGCCGGGTGTACGCGATCACCAAGGATGCGCTGCGGTGGTTCGAGCAGACCAAGCCCGGCTGGCTCGAACAGAAGGACGGGTCGGTGTTCCACCTCAAGCAGTCCGCCCAGCCGGGGCAGCGCGACGCGGTGTGGCAGGCATGGTTCCGCTGGTATGCGGCGTTCGCCGCCAAGGCGCCGAACCGGCTCGGTGTCATCTTCAACGCGCAGGACGACGTCTACTACGCACGTCCATAACCGACAGGGCACTCCGAGGGTCGTGGTCAGCCCCGCTCCCCGGTTCGGGGGGCGGGGCGATCACGTTCAAGGGGGTGCGTACACTGGTGGTTGTGGAGGTCAGACCTGCGTCGGTCAGACAGGTGGTGCGGGGCCGCACCGGCCGGTTTGTGGAGGTGCCCGCCGACCCGCAGAACGTCGCGGAGGATCTGCGGCGCATCGACCCGAACCTGCGGGTGCGCTACAACGTGGACCAGCGGTATTGGGTGGTGTACCGGGAGAAGCCGCTCCCGGACGGCAGAGTCCAAAAGGACCTTGTGCTGACCGCTCTGGACCTCGACCAGCGGATCGTGAAGCGCGTCGAATACCTGTACTCGCGCGACTACGACTATGCGCGCGAGCTCGAACAGGCGGAAAAGGAGGCGCGCAAACGGGCGCGAGACGAGGTGGGCGAGATGCTTGGGGCGGCCGGCGAGCGACTCCACCACGCGCTGCGCAAAGACATGGGTGACAAGTCGCGGGCGTTCATCGGGGGCGAGCGGTGACGTTCGGCGAGGCGATCCAGGAGGTTTTGAACTACGGGTTTTCGCAGGCACGGTACGAGCCGTTCGTTCGCCGCTGGCTGAACGAGGGGCTTGCGCTCATCTACCGGTGGACGCAGCTGCCGCAGGGCGAGAAGGTGACCGCGCTGGACGCCCCCGCCGGGCAGTGGCAGCTTCAGCTGCCTCCCGAGTTTGTGCGGGCGCTCGCGGTGCACCGGGTGGACAGCAGCGGTCTTGTGCAGCTTGCGTGGATGCCGCTCGACCAGGCGCGCGAAGTCGCCGCCATGGGCGCGCAGGGGGCGCTGCCAACCGCATACTCGATCATGCCGCAGCCCGGCGCGCCGTCGCTTGTGCTAGCCCCGCCACCAGCGACCGGTGTGACGGTGCAGGTGCGCTACCGCGCAACAAGCGGGGAGCTGACAAACCCGACCGACGTGGTGCTTGTGCCGCGCGGCTATGAGCGGCTCCCGATCTACTATGCGCTGTGGCGCGCCTACGAGTCGGAGGACGACCAGGACCGCGCCGTCTACCACAAGCAGCTGTTCGACGAGGGGATCCGCCAGCTTGGTGGCGACGCACACCAAACGTCGGTCGAGGACTTCCGCGAGGTGCGCGGCATGCTGGACGTGTGGGGGTGACCGGTGCGCGGCTCGCCGCTTCTGTTCGACGAGCTTAGCGCCGGGATCAACGCGGCGCGCGCACCGTACGGGCTTGGGCGCGGCGAGGCGCGGGACGCGATCAACGTGGTGGGCACCAGCCGCGGGTCGGTCAGGTCACGCAACGGGTGTGCGCTGCTCGGCACCGGAACCTACACCGGTGGTCTTGGTGTCACGGCCGCACGGTCCCTTGGGCGGGTGATCGTGCACGGCGAGAACGTGTGGGCGGTCGACGTGGGGGGCGCGGCGACACAGATCTCTTCCGGCCACCCGGCGGCCCGCTGGTCGGTGGTGGAGTTCGCCCCGAACGGCGGGCAGGGCCCGGTGTACATGGCGAACGGCCAGACGGCGCTGCAGTGGACCGGCACCGGGACGGCGGCCGCGTGGACCGCGAGCTCGGGAACGCTGCCGGTCGGCAAATCGATGGTGGTGGCCGGCAACCGGCTTTGGGTGACTGGGGTGGCGAGCGACCCGCACGCCGTGTTTTGGTCGGACATCGGTAACCCGCGCGCGTGGCCGCCGCAGAACATCACGCGTTTCGACCCGAACGACGGGCGCCCAATCGTGGGGCTGGGCGTGGTCGGCCCCTATGTGGTCGTGTTCAAGCCCCACAAAATGTGGGTGATCTACGATCTGGACACCAGCGCGAACCGCCCGCTACAGGCGAACATTGGTTGCTTGTCGCCGTTCGGGATGGTTGCGACGCCGCGCGGCCTGTGCTTTGTGGGCTATGACGGGATCTATGTGACCGACGGGTCGCGCGTGGAGAGGGTGTCGGACAAGATGCGACCGTTGTGGGACCAGCTTTCGTCGGCGCAGCGACAGAACGCGTCGATGGCGTACTGGGACGACCGGCTTTTTGTGTCGTTCCCGGTGTCGGGGAGCAGCCCGACAGCGGGGTGGGTGTGGGAGCTTGATTTTGCGACCGGGGCGTGGTGGCGCCACCAGATCAACGCGTCGGGTCTGGCGACGATCGACTTTGACCCGGGCAGACCGACGCTGGTGGGGCTTGTGGCCGGCTCGCTTTGGACGATGTTCGACCAGCCGGACCCGAAGGACCCGACCGGCACGAACCGGGCGCGGACACCGTTTTTGTCACGGTGGGTGTCGGGACTGCATGACCTGCAGCACCCGGGGCTTCGCAAGCGGATCCGCCGGGTGCTGTTCGACGGGACGGGGCGGGTGCGTGTGGCGGTGGCGACCGAGACGGTGCCGGGACCGGGCACCAACAGCGGCGGGTCGCTTTCGCCGGACGAGGGCGGCGCGTGGGGCGACACCAGCGGGACGTGGGGTGTGGAAGATGGTGGGGCGTGGGGCGCCTACGGTCTGTTGGGGGAGCTGCAGCTGTTCACGCCCGGGGTGGCGCGCGCTTTCGGGGTGGTTGTGGAGTCCGACAACACCGACCGCGGGTTCGAGCTGATTTCGTACACGTTCACGGTGTTGTGGCGCAAGGATCCGCAAACACCGGTGGTGTCGCCGGCGGTTTAGGCTGGCGGGGGGCCGGGGGGCATCATCATCGTCTGACAGCGCGGCGGCGTAGACTAGGGGCATGCCGCAGATCAACCCGCCGCTCCCGGACGCCGGCCAGCCGCGCGGCCAGGAAGAGCTTGATGTTCGCGCGGCGCTGGAACAGATCATAAACCTGATCAATGGGCAGCTCGACGAACAGAACATCGCCACGTCGCTCGCGCAGAAGCTGGTCCCGGTCGGGTCGGTGATGCCTTTCGCCGGGGCGACAGCGCCCACCGGGTGGCTGTTGTGTGACGGGTCGGCGGTGTCCCGCACCACCTACGCCCAGCTGTTCCAGGTGATCGGCACCACCTATGGTGCTGGTGACGGCGCCACGACGTTCAACCTGCCGGACATGCGGGGGCGGGTGCCGGTGGCGCGCGGCACGAACAGCGCCATCAACGCACTTGGCAAAAATGACGGGATTCCCGCTGACGGCGTGGCGTTCCGGCATGTGCACCATAGCCACGGGGTACCAAGCCACTCGCACGCCATCCCGTCGCACAACCACACTGTGCCGAACCATGTGCACAGCATGGAGTATCCGTTCGCGCCGTACACGAGCAGCGCCAACCGGTACTACGGGATACGCGCCCCGCAGGGGCTGCCTAACGGGCGGATCAACAACACCGGCTCATACCGCGTGTTTCTCGGGCAGAACTTCGTGAACCCGGCGTGGGGCCCGGGCATAGAGGTGGATAGGACGGTCGAGAACTGGTATTGGGACACGCTCTCTAGCGGTGCCACAACCACCGGCTCGGTGTCGCTGACAACCAGCACCGGGGGTGGCGGAGCGACAGACATCTCGGGGCCCGCGTTCCTCGTGCTCAACTTCATCATCAAAGCGTGACACGCCCGGTCCGGACACAAACAGAGGTGCTGCAGCCGCAGCTCGACGCGCTCGCGAACACCGCGACGCTCGGTGTGTGTCGCGCGCACGCGATCAACGTGACGATCCCGAACGCCAGCGACACGGCGGTGTCGGTCAGCGAGTCGGTGCGCATCGGCGGCACGTGTGTGGTGGACGGTGGTGCGGTCGTGTTGCGCGCGCCCGGGATCTATCTGGTGTGGGCGAGGCTCGACTCGCCGGTTGCGGCGGCGCTCGGCATCCAGTATGCGCCATACAACGGGTCGTACGCGGTGTTCGTGCGCGGCCCGAGCGCCCAGGGCGGCGGGACCCGCCACATGGCGAGCGTCGCGAGCAGCGAGCTGTTCAGGGTCGCGCCAACGCTGTTGCGACCGGTCGTGTACCAGTCGTCGGGCGCGGCACAAACAGTGACCGTGGCGATCGGCGCCGTGTGTCTGGGGATGGTGCCGCGTGGCTAGACGGCGCAGACGCAGTGGCGGGGCGGCGGCGCCACCACCGGCACAGGCGCCGCGAACGGGTGTGCGCACACGGGGAGGCGGGGCGCCCGCACCGCCACCGAACCCGGCGCCACCCGCGCCGAAGCCGGCGCCCGCCCCGGCGGCGCAGCCGCCCAAGCCGGCGCCGCCCGCCAAACCACAGCCACCCCCCGACCCGCGCGACGCCCAGTACTGGCTTGAGCGCGCCAAGCTGTTCGAGCAGCAGCAGCGGCAGCTGCAGCAGCTGCAGCAGCAGGATGTGCTGGACCGCGCCCAGGTTGACGAGGCGCTGCGCCGCGCAAGGGAACGGTACGGGCAGCAGGCCCAGGCGACAACACGCCAGTTCAACCGCGCCGGCCTGTTCTACTCGGGGCAGCTGGGGCAGGCGCTCGGCGACCTTGAGCGCGAAAGGGTGCGGTACGAGAGCGACACACAGGCACAGCTGGCGCAACGGTCGGCGGCGCGCCAGGAGCTGCTCACACGGCTTCGCGGCGCCCTTGAGAAGGGCAGCGTGCTTGGCGACGAGGACCTGTTGTGGCGCGCGTTCGAGCGGGCCGCTTCGCGCGCAACACAAAACCCGCCCGAGGTGCCGCCAAGCAAGGAGGACATCACGCACTTCGGCGAGCCGGGCTACGGAGTGAACCCGAAGACCGGTGAGGAGTACAAGGTCGGGCGCGTCGGCAGCGACGTGTTCCACGCGTACGGCAACCGTGTGGTTGGTCTCGGGAAGGGACGGGGCGCGGTGCGTGTGCGCGGCACGGGCGTAAACCCCCGCACGGGTGAGCGGTACACGAAGGTTGTGTTGCCGGGCGGGGATGTGGCGCACGTGTATGGGTCCGGGCGCGTCGTGGGGGTCGGCAAGAATGTGCCTAAGCGGAGGAGACGCTGATGGCTACAGGTGGGGCGATGGCGCCAGCGCCTAAACCGCGCAAACCTAGAAGCAAGCCGAAGAGCGCGAAGAGCAAGTCGCGCGGGCTCGGGCCTCTTTACGACCCGTTGCGGCCGCTGTCCGGCAAGGCGCTGCGCGATGCGGCGATGGCCGTTGTGCGCCAGGCGATCGTGCCGCAGGTGCAGCAGATCAACCAGCAGATCGGGCTTACGCGCGCCCAAACGCGCGCTATCGCCAACGAGCTTGCGGGTCTCACCAAGTCGACCGGGGCGCAGCTCTCGACACAGGAGGCGCTTGAGCGCGCGCTCGCGCAGCGCACCGGGCAAGAGATCACGCAGATCGGGCAGCAGGCGGCGAGCAACGTGGCGCAAGCGGCGCAGGGGGCGCTCGACCGGATGGCGCAGGACGCCGAGCTGCGGGGACCCGGCCTTGCGGGCGACGCCAAAGAGCAGCTTGCGCGGGAGCTTGTGGCGCAACAGGGGCGTGTCGGGACGATTGGTGCGACGCTCGCGGCGACGGCGCGCGGCATCCAGGAGGGGTCCGCTGCGGCGCTCAGGCAGATGCTTGGTGCGCAAACGGTGCGCGGCCAGGAGCTTGTTGGGGGCGCCCGGACGGCGGGCCAGAAGGCGGTCAGCCAGCTGCAGCAGCAGCGCCAGCAGGTGCTTGCGCAGCGCTCGCCGCTGTTCCAAAAGGCGCTGATGGAGCTGCGCGGCCAGGAGTTCGAGAAGTTCGCGACGCGCCAGAATCTCGGGTTGAAGGCGCGGGATCTGATGCAGGATTGGGCGAAGTTTGTGCGCAGCGACGAGACGAAGCGGCGCGGCCAGGATCTCGCATACAAGGCGCGCAAAGAGGCGAACCGTATCCGGTGGGCGGAGCTGGAGATCAAGCGGCAGAAGCTTGCGATTGACCGGTTACGCGCCGAGGCGTATGTGCGCAAGACGGACGCGGACGCGACGAGCAAGGCGGAGAAGGCCGGGCTCGCTTTCTCGGGGCTGGTTAGCACCATCCGGACGCTGCTCAGCAAACGGCGGGACCTGCGCGACAGCGACCTGCGCGCAGCGATCCTGAACATCCAGGGGTCGGTGCCGGGACCGGTGATCAACGCGGCGATCGCGCTGGCGCGCCGCCGCAGGGTGAACCCGCGGGACCGGAACTTTGTGGTGCAGCGGTTCGGGTTCCGGCCCGAGCTGTGGGCGAGGTGATGTAGCGATTGGGCCTCGGGCCGCTGCAGTGGCTGTACGACCTGGGCCGCCAGCTGCAGGCGGACCGCAGGCGCGCGCGCGCAAGGGCGAAAGCTAGGGCGCGGGCGAGAGCGCGCCGCCAGCCGAACGTTTTCCGCCAGCCGTTCCCGCGCGGCGGGAACCTGCTGCGAGATATGGGCCGGCGACGCCCGCGACCGGTGGCGCGCCCACGGCCAGCTCCGCGACCGCGACCTGCGCCGACAAGGGGCGCGCAGCGGGTGCCGAGCATCTTTCCGCGCGCTCTGCGCGACGCGGCGCGCTACCCGGAGGTGCGCAGACGGGCCGAGCGGTTCGCGCGCGCCAAACAGCGGCGCGAGGCGCGCCGAAGCCTGGAGCGGCTGTTGTCGCTCGGCCGGGACCGGGCGCTTGTGCCGCTGTCACAACTGCGTTCCAGACAGCGGCGCGGGCCGCAGCTGCCCGACATCGGGACGATCGGCCGGACGCTCGGGGCGGCTGTCGGGATGCCGCCCACCGCGGGCGAGGTGTTCGGGCGTGCGCTGCACGAGACGTTCCGGTCGGCGGAGCGCCAGCAGCGACGGGCGGAGAGCGCGCTGCGCCAGCGGGCGTTCAAGCGGCTCGCTCCCGAGATCGCGAGGTTGCAGCGTCTCGGCGCGCTCGGGCGCGGCTCTTCGTCGCGCACTGTGGCTCGGGCGCTCGAAGCGGCGTTGCGGCAGCGCGTCGAGTCGGCCCCGCTGCTCGAGGTCAAGCGGTTTCTCGCCCCGCCGCCGCCAGCACCGAAACGAAAGCGGTCTGGCGGCTTGGTCGACATGCTCAAGGCGTTGGCGCTCGGCCCCCAGGACCCGGTGTTTGGCCGCACCGCGGCCGGGCTCAACCTGGGGCGGCTCGCGGCGCAAACGTTCGGGTGGTATGCGCACCGGCCGGAGCGCATCCCGAAAGATGCGCTGGAGTTTGTGAAGGGCACGGTCGCGGGGCTCGGCACGCTTGCGGGCACCGTTGCTGGCACCGCGGCCAAGGCGGCGGCCGACACCGCGAAAGGCGACCTCACCTACCGGCGCACGCGCCGGTTCGTGTCCGCGATCGCGAAACAGGCGTACCGGGGCGCCGCGATCCAGTACGGGCCGCTGCTCAAACAGGTGCTCGCGCCGCTCGGCGAGTATGACGCCAGGGCGGTGGAGCGGCACTTTCGGCGGCACGGGGCGCTGCCGGCGGTCGACATTCTGCTGACGGCCGGCATCGGTGTTGGGGCGGCGGCCAAGGCGGCTGCTGGCGCGGGCCGCGCGGCGATGGTGGCTGGGCGCGCCGCCCGGCTGCGCCCTGTTGGTCGCGCGGCCCGCGCGGTGGAGCGCGCGACGCACTACCGGGAGCGGCCGGTGGTGCGATATGCGACGGGCCCGTCCGGGGTGCGCCGGCTGCCAGCACGCGCAGGTGTGGTGATTCCGGCGGGTGCGCGGCTTGTGGACGTGGCGCGCAGGGTGGGGACGGGCGCGCGGGCGCCCGCACGGACGCTGGAGCTGCTTGAGCAGGCGCGCCGCACACGCCGGCTTACTGTTGGTGAGCGTCTGCAGGGTGTGGCGGCGCGAGCGAAGCTGCGCGCCAGGCCTATGGCGAGCCGGGTGCGTCCCGGGGTGGAGCCGCAGACGCTCGGCGAGGTGCTGCCGCTGGCCCGGCCGCCCGGTTTTGTGCGCCGCAGCGTTGGGCGCACGGCGCGCGAGCTGTCGGCGGAGAAAGCGCGTTTCCGCGCGTCGCTGCTCGGGGCGCGCCGCCAGGCTGTACAGGACCTGCAGTACATCGTGCGCAAGCATCGGCTGTCTAAGCCGGAGCGGCAGGCGTTCGGCCTTATGGCGGAGCTCGGTTTGCCGGCCGCGACCACGTCCAACATCGGGGTGCGGCTCCTCCGTGACGTCGCGATCCCGACGTGGGAGGCGAATCGGGAGGTCACCGCGCTGCGGAACGCGCTGCACGACGTGGCGTACGCGCGTCTACAGGATTTGGTGCCGGAGGAGCTCGCGCCGCGTGTGCGGGGCGCGATCAACAGGGTGCTGCTGGACGAGCGGGTGGTGGACACGCTGCGTCGCGCGCATCAGTCTGGCGCGCGGTCACTGGGCGCCGGGGACGCGCGGCGGCTGCGGCCGATCGCGGAGAGGGCGGTCGAGGCGATCGCTGAGGCGGTCGAGATACCGGAGGGGGCGCTCGCCGGGTTGCGCGAGATCGTGCGCTCCCCGCGGTTCGCTGAGCGGCTTGTGGAGGAGTATCGGGCGCTGAGCCAGCCGACCGACGCGCTACAGGTCGCCAGGCGCGTGGTCGCCGACCCGCGCCGCTACCTGACGCCACGGTTGCGGCGGGCGATCGACGAGTTCGCCGCGCTGCAGCGCAGAACAGAGCGGCGCGACACGGGGCTTAGGCGGATGGAGGCCGAGGCGCGGCGTGTCGCACCGATCGGCACCTTGCTGCGTGGCAAAGCGCCGCACGAAGAGCTTGTGCCGAAGCGCACCACGTCGCGCAGGCTGCAGGCGCTTGTGCGCCGCCAGCAGCTGATCGAGCGGCGAGCGAGCGGTGCGCGCGCCCGGTCGGTAGCCGAGCTTACCGGGATCGCTGCGCGCCGCGCGCGCGTCGAGGAAGGGATCCGCAGACGCGAGCGGGCCCATCTTGAGCGGCTCCAGGAGCTGCGGGAGCGTGCCGCAGCGACAAGGGCGCTGAACGAGGAGCGGATCCGCAAAGAGAGGGAGCGGCTTGAGCGCCGGGCGGCTGGGGCGCGCACCACGGCGGAGCGACACCGGAAGCGGATGCTGACGTCGCGGGTGCGGCTCGCGGCGGTTGAGCGGGAGATAGCGCAGCTGCAGCGCGACTTTGCGCGCGAGCTGCGCCGCGCGCGCCGCGTCAAGACAGTCGAGAAGAAGCGTGAGGCGCGGAAGGCGGCCGAGGAAATCAAGCGGCAGCTTGACGCTCGCCGCAAGGTGCGGGACAAGCATGCGCGCGCGTTCGAGGCGGCGGAGCGCCGCTACCTGGAGGCGCGTGACCGGCTGGTGCGGGCAGAGCGTGACATGGAGCGCGGCGACCGCATCAAGCGGTGGGCGGAGCAGATCGACCGGGCCGACCGGGACGTTGCGCGGGAGATCGAGCGGTGGCGTGCCGAGCGGGCGCGGCTTGAGCGCCGCCACAAGGCGGTTGCCGCTCGGTTCGAGCAGCGCAAGCGGGAGCTGCGCGCCTACAAGACGCAGCTTGAGCGCCAAGCTGAGGGTGTCGCCAAGGACATTCGGGACGAGGTGGCGCGCCTGGCGAGCGACCTGCGCCACCTGACCGAAGAGGAGTACGTCGAGATTGTGTCGCAGCTGATCGACGAGCTTGGGTTGCACACCCCGGTGTACATCCCGCACCGCACACCGGTCGAGCGGCAGCCGGCGCTGTTCGCCACCGTGGGCACCGGCCTGAAGGCGATGCTCCCGGACAAAGAAACAAAGATGTGGCTGTTCCGCGCCGGTATGCACGACGTGGACATCGAGCGCGCCGAGGAGGCGCTGCTCAAGAACCTGCGCCGCGCCTACAACCATGCGTTCGTGATGACGGTGATGCACAAGATCGCGGCGCCGTGGAGCGTGCGAGTGTCGCGCTCCGGGTATTTCGAGGGCAAAACGCTCGCGTCGATCCGCCGCGAGCTTGAGCGCCAGCGGCTGAACAGCGACGACTTTGTGTTCGTGAACGTGCAGATGCTCGAACGGAGCATCGTCGAGGACGCGCTGCAGATGGAGCAGGACCGTCTGCTTGGGCGCTACACCGACGAGGCGCTGCCGGAGCCGATCCGGGAGCACCGGGAGGCGGAGCAGCTTGAGCGGACGCTCAAAGACGCGTCCTGGGACCCTCGCAGCGACAAGCCGCTCGCCGAGGACATGGAGTCGGTGCGGTGGGTGGCGGTTCCCCGCGAGGCGTGGGAGGCGATGATGGGCACGGTGCGGCCGATGAGCCTGGCGGGCCGGGTCGCGCAGCGTGTGCTTGTGACGATCCCGTCCACCATCATTCTGGGGCTGGGCAATGTCCCGTGGCTGATGTATCAGATGGTCGCGAACGCGATTCCGACCGCGATCATGGCCGCCAAGCATCCGGTCGCGTTCGCGCGCAGCGTGGTGGAGATGCAGCGGCTGTGGATGCGGCTCACCCCCGAGGAGAAGGCGCAGCTCGGCGGGCTTGTCGGCATCGGCGTTTTCGAGGAGCAGTATGGCGCGAGCGAACGGTTCGGTTCGCTGCTGCGGTCCAACATGGATGCGCGATGGCGGGTGCTGCGCAAGATGGGGCAGCTGTTGTGGGAGGGCGTGCCGGTCGGCCGCTACCGCCGGCTTCCGCTAAACCCGGTGGCATGGCTGTTCGAGCTCGACAAGATGCAAACGAACTTTTTCCGGCGCGCGGTGTTCGCCACGAGCGCCCGCTACCGGCTGTTCGAAGAGTGGGCGCAAACCGGCAAGAAAGCGGCGGGTTCGCTTGAGGAGCTGGTCCGGCGCGGGCTGTACGACGACACGCCGCGATTCTTGAAGGACCCGGACTCGGTGCGGCTGCTTGAGCAGGCGGCGCGCGACGTGAACAAGCTGCTTGGCGACTACATGACGTTCACGCCGTTCGAGCGGCGCTGGCTCCGCGCATGGATCCCGTTCTACGCGTTCCTCCGCTACTCGCTGGAGTTTCTTTTCACGACGCTCCCGATCTACCACCCGGGCGTGATGGTGGCGCTGGCGATCTTGGGGCGTGCGGAGCAGGAGGAGCTGAAGCGTCTGTTCGGGTCGGTCCCGCCGATCCAGATGCTCGGCAACCTGTACTACGTGGATCCGGACACCGGGGAGCCGCAGGTGATCAGCGTGGCGCGCGCAAACCCGCTGCTCAACCAAATCACGCAGGCGGAGCGGCCGTGGCAGCTCGCGTTCGGCCTGATGAGCCCGACCTTGACGATCCCTATGAGCGCGCTGCTTGGGCGCGACCTGTACCGCAACCGTCCGCTGGTGTTGGGCGGCGAGTCCGGCCGGGATGTGCGCTACGACCCGTGGGACCTCAAGTCGCTGCTGCGGGTGAGCGTCGCGATGGCTTTGCGTCTGGTCGCGCCGATCCGCGAGTACATGCGCGCCACAAGCAAGTATCCGGGGCTTGAGGCTGCCGACGATCTGCCTTGGGATCGCCGCTACCGGTCGTACAGCAGCGAGCAGGGCAAGTTGATCATGGGCGAGTCGCTTGACCGGGCGGCGGAGCGGCTGAAGGACACACCGTGGCTGTGGCAGTTCTTGCTCCCGTTCTGGCCGCAGCCTGCGAAGCGGGACATCGAGTTCGTGAAGGACATTCGCCGTCGGGAGGAGGAGGCGCGGTTCAAGCGGGCGGTGGCGAAGGTGAAGCAGGACCCGCTGTTCCAGATTTTGGCGGGCACCTATGGGCTTGAGCGGCTGCCGAAAGAGATCAGGGAGATCATCGCTGGCACCGCGCACGATGTGCTTGGCGACGCGCGGGTCAGCCGGGACCCGTACGTGTACGCGCTGGTGCAGGAGCTTTCGGGCTCCGGGAGCATCCAGGGGATTGGTGGTTTGTCGCCGCTTACGGGCGGCGAGACGCCACTTACCGGGGGTAAGTCGCCGTTTGGTGGGGGTTTCGCGGACGTGTTCGGCGGCGGTGGCGGTGGTGCCGGTGCTGGCGGACCGTTCGCGGCGCTCGCGCTGCCCGAGGAGCCGAAAAAGCAGGGTGGCGGAAAGCGCGAGGCTGTGCAGCTGCCTGGGGCGCTGGCCGCTCTCGCCCCCGCGATTCTGCTTGGTGGGCTTGGGGCGGCGACGATCGCTGGCGCGCCCGCGCGCCCGAAGCGCGGCGGTGGCAGGCGGCGCGCCCCGTCCGGTGGCGGTGCTCGCAGGCCGGTGTTGGCACCGGCCCGGCCGGCAGCAAGCCCCTCCCGGCGCCCGGTGAGCAGCGTGGGTGCTGGCGCCAGCGGCGGCGGTGGAGGTGGCGGTGGTGTTGTTACACCGGCGCCGCTTGATGTGCCGGGCGGCGGGCGGTATGTGGAGGTTGCGCGCGCCGCGGCGGAGGCTGCGGGCATCGACCCGGACCTGTTTGTGCGCCAGATCGCCGCGGAGTCCGGCTTCAATCCGAATGCGCGGTCGCCGGCGGGTGCGATCGGGATCGCGCAGATCATGCCTGCAACGGCGCGCGGGTGGGGTGTGGATCCGCGCGACCCGGTGGCGTCGCTGTACGCGGCGGCGAGGGCGATGGCCAACTATCTGCGCCAGTTCGGTGGGGACTGGCGGCTTGCGCTCGCCGCCTACAACGCTGGGCCGGGCAACGCGCGGAGGGCGCTCAGGTCGTTCCCCGAGACGCGCGCCTATGTGCAGCGGATTCTTGGCGAGTCTGGGACCGGGCCGGGCGATGCGCTTGCCCGTGGCGCGTCGCTGTCGGCGGGCGGCGAGACGAAAGAGACGCGGCTTGAGTTCGACCGGTCGGCGTACGAGCGCGCGCTGCGTAACGTGGAGCAGACACGGCTGATTTCGCGCATCTCAAGGTCGCGCCGCAAGCTTGGGCGGATGGCTGGCGACCCGTCGCTGCGCGGCACCGGGTTGCGGGAGCGGTCGGCCGGTTCGATCGCGGCCGATGTTGGGGTGCTGTCGTTCGCGACACCGGAGCCGGGCGAGTTTCTGCGCGTGAAAACGGTGACGGTGCCGGCGGCGGTGCCGGACGTGGTGGGTGTCGGCGGCGGGGCGGCGCTCACACCGGGCGGCGGCTATGCGGGCACCGAGGGGCTCATCCGGTCGATCCCGACGTTCGGGCTTGCGGTGACGTCCGAGAAGCGGGCGCGGGTGTACACCGATAGCGGCAAGGTGTCGGACCATTACATCGGCAACAGGCAGGCGTTCGCGCGGGATCTCGCCGGCACGAAAGCGCAGATGGACCGGGCGTTCGCAGAGCTGTCCCGGTTCTTTGGGCGTAAGCTGCGGTACAACACGATCAACGTGTTCTCGATCACGCGCGGCGGGCGGGTGTACCGGATCCAGGTCATCTACGGGCCGGCGGTCGGGCATGGTGACCATATCCACGTAGGGGCCAGGAGGGTCAGATGACTACTAGGGACGTGGAGCGGATGATGGAGCGACAATCCGCGATGGAGGGCGACCTCCGCGAGATCAAGACGCAGCTGCGCTACATCAGAGAGCAGCTGTCCGGCGTGGCGGCGAGGATCGACGCGACGGACCGGGAGCTGCAGACGCTGTTCCGGTGGCGGTCCGAGATGATCGGGATGTACACCTGGGTGCGGTGGATCCCGCCGACGATCACCGGCATTGTGGTGGGGGTGCTGGTGGACTTGTTCGGCCGCACGTGACCGTAGGCTTGTGGCATGAGCGTCCGGAACCGTCTGCTCACGATCGTGTTGGCCACCGTGGCTGCGATAGTCAGCGCGCTCGTTTTTGGCGGCAGCGTGCGGGTGGAGTATGTGCCGCCCGCCGTGGGACCGTCGGCGCCGCACCCGGACCAGTTGTCGGGCCGGGCTGAGCGGGTGCTGGCGGATTCGCGGGACGCGATCGAGCGGGGGTTGCGCCGGCCGGTTGGGCGGCTTGTCGCGCCGTCGCCGCGGAACCGGATCCCGGAGTCGGTGACGCTGGCGGCACCGGAGCAGCGGGGCTGCAGCACTCGGCTTGTGCGCAATTACAGCTCGCGGAACGGGCGGACGCCGCTGCTGTGGGTGCTGCACTACACGGTGAGCCCGAACCGCCCGGGGCTGGCGGACATGAACGCTGTGGCGGCGTGGTTCAACGACCCTCGGTCGCAGGCCTCGTCGCACTACCTGATCGACAACGAGGGGCACTGCTACCTGCTGGTGCC